CATAAGTGGACCTTGAGCATAACTTCTATTAATCTTTATTGTTCCATTTGAACCTGTTTTGCTATTCAACCAGTTCGTATAACTTGCATTACCTGGACCATTGTTCAAGTGGTCTACAAATACTGCCTGGTGTAAATCATAATCACTTGCATATAATAACTCTGCACCTGCAAGAGCACCAACTACGGCACAACCAGCGGCAATGTATGGGTCTGTCCCAATCAATTCAACACAGGTCATCGCACCTGTGGCACCACCTAGTGTTGCACCTAAATGACTTCTGTTAAATTTAAACCCTTTAGTATTATTAACATCTACTCGTTCACCACCAGAAGCGTCTGGAAACTTATGTGCCGTACTACAAGCACCTAGTGAAATACTAATTAGTAAAATCAAAATTATTTTGTCTAATCTCATCGCATACCTTTTTGTTGTTTTCTGTTAATATTATTTTAAAGTCATTGACCGTATTGTCTACAACATATCTCTCATTCATATTGTTTTCTTTCCACCAGACCTCTGCCCTTGCGGACACAGGCCTAATAAGAAATGTACCATCATTATTACTCGTTAATTGAAAGTCCATTATTTACTCCCGAACCAACCCTTAATCGTATTCCAATTATTAGTTGTTTGTTCTTTTGCAGACGCCCAAGATTTTGCCTGGTAGTCTTTAGATTTCTCAACTTCACCTTGTATAAAATTTACAAGTTTGCCTGGTGTCTGTATAATAGTGTTAGCAAACTCTTGCGGTGTAATTGTTTTGTTTTCTTCTGCAATAGTTGTTGTTGCAAACAACACCATCGCACATACTAAAAGTATTTTGTTCATACTTTCCTTCCCATTGTTGTAATATCAGCAATGTCTACAACTTGATAATTACCTTTGTTGTATGCAATACTGATTGTTTTACCTTCAGGTAGTTTAGGTTTAATAACCTCTCTTTTCGTTGCACCTGACACTATCCTGTTTGAACAAGGTAGTGATTTTCTATTAGAAGAGTAATCTGGAAAAGGATAACCTTGAAAGTTATTAATCACTTTACCATTACTATCTAAATTCACGCCGATAGACTTCAACCACTTGTTGTGATTTTTTCTTACTATCTCTAATCGCATTTCTCTAGTTAAGTAGTTCTTCTTTGTCTTTGCCATACTTCTTTGCCTCAAATTGTTTCTGGTCCAAGTAAGTTCTACCAAAGACTTTCATATAGAAGTGGTCTCTTGGATTAGGAGCCGACCAGGCGAATATCAAATTATCAAATTGTTTTTGAGTAATATGAACATCCCTCATCGCACTTGGATTTTCTTTTTTGAGTTGTTTCATTTCTTTTAGAAATTGAATACGGTTATCGTATTTCTCTTTTTTGCCTTTTTTATCTTTGGCGGCAGCGATTTTGAATTCATCGTGTACCATTTCTTTCGTGTAACTAAACGACATATTTTAGACCTCTCTCAATTGTTAGTGTTATAGTAACATAAATCTGATTACCTGTCAAGCATTGGATAATCGTTGATTTATAGGGTTTTCGCCCAAAAACGGCGCCGTAGGACGGCGCTGGGGCGGCATTAGGGCATACCTGTGTATGTTTGTATACCATAAATTACTTGGTTTTCCTTGGTTTCTTGTTTCTTGCCTTTTTCACTCTGTTGGCAATACCTTCATTAATCATCTGGTTTCTTTTTCTTTTGCCAAATGGTAATTCCATCTGAGCATTCTTTTTCCAAAATCTTGTTTCACTTAATTTCAATTTCTTCTTTATCTTATCATTGTATTCAATTAGAAAATAAACAAAAGCACCACCTAATACAGATAGTACAAATAGACCTAATATTGTTTCAGTAAACATATAAACTCCTTTTAATTAAATGTTTTTATAGGGTCGTTTGCAAGGTCACCCATTGGCATTTTAGGTGCCTCTTGTTCTTCAAATTCTTTGATTTCTTTTTCACGATAAGCAATACCTTCGTCAATGAGTTTAATCGCCATTGCCTGATTGCCAAGTGTCAATTCTTGTTTGATTTTTTTGAGTTCGTCTATTACGATTATTACATCAATCATTTCTTACTCCATCCAACTCTTATCTTCTATATATTCGTTTTTCTTAACTACATCTTTTATCTGCATAAAATAACACCAATTACTTCCAAAGGTAATTGCACCTGTGTAATCTAATTCAGTATCATATGTTTTTACAGAAGCGGCCGTATCTAACTCGGCAGCGATGTCTGTCTTTTCAGTAGCAATACCGATGTTAGTTATAACACCTTCTCTACCTTTTTCGTCTCTGATTGTATCACCAATATTAATTATCATAATGTATCCTCTCGTTAGTGTTTTGTTTTAAAAATATATTCTTTATCATATGAAAGACCTAGAGTATAACAAATATAACCTGTATCTTTCTCTTCTGTTAGACCTTCGGCGTCTAATACCCATTGAATAGCATTCTCTCTATCACTTGCGCCAAGTTCAAGATTTTTCTTAATCTGTTTTTCAAAGTTGTTGTAGGCCTCTTTCTCTGCCTTCTCTTCTTGTTCCATTTCGTACTGCGCCACTTTACATAAATGTTCAAATTCTTTTTTAAGGTCATCGTCTGACATTTTAGAAAATTCGTAATGTCTACCTTTTACGCCATAGGCACTTTTGTGCATTTCGTAAACATCTGTTTCTAGGAAATACCTGTCTAGTTGAGCAGGAGTTGTAATACCATAATTCTTCCAATGTTCTAAATCTTCTGTAATCATACCAATCCAAAGACCTGGTTCTTTATCCATCTTCTCTTTAGATTTCGCATTGATATTTTTAAGATGTTCTAGTAGTGTCATTATGATAATACCTTTCTCAATATTATAATTGTTGTTAACATAAATCCCATAAGTAGGAAAAACGATAATATCATTATTTACCTAATTTACTATCGTTTTCTAAATTGATAGCGATATCTACATCACTATCGTTTTTAGATTGTTCGTCCATAACTTCATCAACATTGTTTTCGTCAATTCCAGTTAATTCAACATTTTGTACTGATAAGATTTTACTCTTACAAGTATCCCAATCAAATTGACCATCAATCATTTTAGATATTAGATTATCAACTTGTTCTTCGGCTGTATCCCAAGCCCATTGCATAGTTTTAGACATAGTGTTTGTCTCCTTTGTTAGTGTTGTTAATTAAATTCATACTATATAATAACATATCTGTATATAATGTCAAGCAAAATCCACATAAAATATCACTTTTTTTGTTCTTATTTTGTTCTAAAATCAAGAGAAATACCCCATATTCCACATCAATCCAACGATTGATACGACTGATAATACTAGGTTAGTTGTGATGATAGAATACTCTTTCCATATGATACCTACGAATACCCATAGGAACCCTCCTAAAACCGTTATAATAGGTCCTAAAGGGTATATATTGATAGAGTTTAGCCCTACTCCAAGTATCAAAACACCTGTTCCGAGCCATTTAAGAATATTAGATATATTGTTATTTTTCATCATATATACATAATACCATAGGTAAAAAGCGTTGTCAAGCACTTTTTTCACTATTTTTGAAGTTTTTTTGTTGATTTTAAAGGGTTTTTAGGCGAGCCAATTGAACATTGCTCGCATAGATAGTAGTAAATACATCAATTCCATCAATGCTCTCGGATAATCTTTATCTCTGTACCCGAACCAGACCCACATTATACACGCTATAATTGAAAGGAACCAACCTATCCATTGAGTATTTACATTTGCTTCTGATAGTATGTAAACTGAAGAAATTGCGATTGCAAGTCCTAACCATCTATCCTTATTCTTTATCTTTGTCCATAGTTTGGTCATAGCCACACCTTGCAATGTAGAAAGCGTCTACTATATCAGTAACAGGATTTGATAGAGTTTGTTGGTCTAGTGCTTCCATCAGATTTATACCTGTTTCTTCATACCACTTATCATACATTCTTGTTTTGTCTGCGTTACCTTTACCAGTTGCCATCTTCTTAATAACTGATGGTACTAGTGTTACAAATTTCATATTCTTTTTGTAAAGTTTATGTTTAAGTAAACCTGTGTTCTCGGCAAGGTTGAACACCCTACCTTTACTACCAAAAGAATAGTCTTCTATGAATACCGTAGGATTAATACTATTTCCTACTGCTCTTTTGAATACCCAATTAGATATATTATCGTGTCGTTCTTGTTGATTGGTGTAGTCTTCTATTCTGTCACCAATAACTTTACCATCTAAAAATACACCTTCGTATTTTTTAGTACTTGTAAGATAATAAAACTTTGCATTTTCATAACTTAAATCTTCACTTTCAAATATACAACAACAAGGACAAGTCAAAGAATAATCAATTCCAATTATCTTCGTCATCCTCCTGCTCCTCAATAAGTTCTTCTTCATCTGCGTTGTCAAGAGCCGCACCACAAAAGACGCAAGAGATTGGTTCTAAATCTTCTTGCTCCCATACTAATGTAAACTCCTCCTCACAATGAGGACAATGATACTTTCTCTTGTTCATATTATAATTTAAATTTCTTAAACTGGTCTTTCTCTACATCTTGTTTAATGCCACCGATAACATAACTTTCAATCTCTGTTTCCTGTGGTGCATTTTGTAGACTTCTTGAATTGAACCAATGTTCGGTCCAAGGTAATGGGTTTGCACTTCCAACATCATACTTTGCTTTTAAACCTATTGCCTTCATTCTCTTGTTAGCAGTCCACTCAACATAGTTATGTAGTAGTTTTTCTGATAGACCTACCATAGAACCTTTAGAAAATAAATGTGTTGCCCACCTTTTCTCTTCTAATACAGCGTCATCGTATAACTTCTCTACATACTTTTCATTGTTTTTAATAACCTTATTCATAACTTTATCATTCTCTGGTCCTCTGTAGTTATTAATAATTCTTTGTGATACAGCAAGATGTTGACTTTCGTCTCTTGCAATAAATGATATAATCTTTGCACTACCTTCCATTAATTTAAGTTCACCAAAAGCGAAACTACAAGCAAACGATACATAAAATCTTAAACCTTCTAGTATGTTTACCGTACATAGTGTACGCCATAACTTCTCTTTTAGTTCATACTCATCTACTTTCATACCAATAGATTTCTTATTACCTAATTGTATTAGTTCATCGTAATGTTTAGTAATACTTTCACTTCTAACTTCTATATTCTTATCGTCTATGATAGTATCAAATACTTCGCCTGGATTAGAATATAAGTTCTTAATGATGTATGTATAACTTCTACTATGAATAGTCTCTATGAAGTCCCAAGTTACAATACAACCTTCTAATTCTGGTAATGATACAAAAGGTAAAAATGCCAAACAAGGTCCTCTGCCTTGTACACTATCTAACATTGTTTGGTATTTCAAATTAGAAGTAAATATAAACTTTTGTTCTGGTCTTAATAGTGACCAATCTGACCTATCTTTTTGTAATGAAACTTCTTCTGGTCGCCAGAAGAAACCTAATTGTTGTTGTGTCAACTTATCAAAGATAGGATATTTCATACTATCATATCTTTGTACCTGCAAATCTTCACCGAAAAACATCGGTTGCTTTGTAAAGTCTAAACCTTTTTCTTTATTAAACACACTAGTTGCCATTTATTTTTTTATCTTTCTCTTTATTAAATATTACACGCCTCACATTCCTCTTCACCTTCTGGTGTTGTAGGAATAGTGATATCTTGTAACACATTCTTTTCTTGTTCTGGCTGTAAGTTTACTGAACCTACTGCCTGCTCATCGTAAGTCATAGGGTGTAAAGGTTCAACTTCTTCTTTCTTACCGTCATATGTATTCTGATAGTAAGAAGTCTTCCACCCATATTTATAAGTTGTTAATAAGTCATTTGCCATTGTAGAAATAGGTACTTGGTTCTCTGAAAATAGTTCAGGATTATAAGACCAGTTGCCTGATATACCTTGGTCAAAATATTTCTGCATTACTGATACAACATTTATATATCCAGTATTGTCTTTCATATCCCATAACAAAGTATAATTGTTTTTCAATCTAGCATAGTCAGGTACAACTTGTTTCAATGTACCTTTCTTTGACTTCTTAACACTTAAAAAGTCTCTAGGTGGCTCAATGCCGTTTGTAGCATTTGATACCACACTAGAGGATTCCGAAGGCATTTGGGCAGAGAGAGTGCTGTGTCGTAGCCCATACTGCATTATATCTTTTCTTAATGTCTCCCAATCAAAGCTGAGTTTACGATTTACAATCTCATCAACTTCTTTTTTGTAAGTATCAATAGGTAAGATACCATCGGAATATTTTGTTCTATCAAAGTAATCACATTTAGTTTTTTCTTTTGCGATTTCATTACTCGCCCTCAATAGATAATACTGAAATGCCTCTGTTAATTTATCAACTTCTTTCCACGCCATCTTCTGGTCGTATGTATAACCTTTTTTCGCAAGGTAATGAGCAAGACCAATATAACCTATACCAAGACTTCTTCTCGCCTTTGTAGATACTTCAGCGGCCTTTACAGGATACTTCTGATGGTCTATTACTTCTTCTAATGCTCTTACTGATAAATCACATAGACTTTCTAATTCGTCTAAATTTTTTAAAAGACCTACATTGATTGCACTTAAAATACATAATGCAATTTCACCTTCTCCGTCTATATGTTCTATAGGGTCTGTAGGTAATGTAATCTCTTGACATAAATTACTCATATTAACTTTGTCTTTAAATGAAGAGTGTGAGTTAGCGTGGTCTATATTCATAATATAGATACGACCTGTCTCTGCTCTTTCTTTTAGTAAGTCAAAGAATAAAGATTGTGCAGATATTTTCTTTCTATAAATTTTTGTATTCTTTTCATAACTTAAATATAGTTCATCAAATTTATCTGTACCAAATGCTTCGTATAAACCATCTACTTCGTGTGGTGAAAACAAAGTTATATCTTCATTGTTAATAAATCTTTCATAGAATAGTTTAGATATTTGAATAGAGTAATCTAATTTTCTAACTCTATTATCTTCACTACCTTTATTGTTTTTCAATACAATAATATCTTCTATCTCTTTATGCCAGATAGGAAAGTGTACCGTAGCACAACCACCTCTTACACCATTTTGTGTACAAGATTTTACGGTTGCCTCAAACTTTTTTAGAAAAGGTATTACACCAGTATGTGCAACTTCGCCACCTCTAATCTTTGAGTTGATACCTCTAATTCTTCCTGCGTTGATACCAATACCTGCCCTTTGAGCAGTATAATAACCTATAGCAGTATCAGAAGAAAATATACTAGGAAGACTATCGGCCACATCAACAAGGACACAACTTGCATATTGTCTAATAGGCGTTCTAACACCTGCCATAACAGGAGTTGGAATGTTAATTTTAAATTTACTAATCGCTTCATAATACTTTCTTACATATGTTAATCTTTTATTTTTAGGATATTGTGCAAATATAGTAGCCGCAATCATAATATACATAAATTGAGGTGTCTCGTAAATGTCACCTGTACTTCTATCTTGAACAAGATACTTATCCATAACTTGTCTTAAACCTGCATATGTAAAATTATAATCTCTATCGTGGTCTATCATAGTTTGCATACGGTCAAAGTCTGCCTCTGAATACCAATCTAAAATGTTCTTATCATAGACACCAAGTTTTACACATTTCTTAATATGTGTTTTTAAACTAGGGTGGTCCCACAATCTTCTGTTAATAGATTTTCTCAAACTATAAAGTAATAGTCTAGCGGCAACATATTGATAGTTTGGTGTTTCTAGTGAGATTAAATCTGAAGCAGATTTTATTAATATTTGTTGAATTTGGTCGGTAGGAATGTTATCATAAAATTGAAGTCCACTATTCATTTCAACTTGGGAGGCAGATACACTTTTTATATCTTCACAGGCGTATTCTACCATATCGTGTATTTTGTCAATATTAAGTTGTTCTCGTCCTCTGCCGTTTCTCTTAATTACATAAATTTCGCTTACACCGTTTTCGCCCATAATTTTTATCCCTCTATACTTTCTTATATGTTATTAATTGCTGACTTGCTGATAGTTTTGAATATGTGTTGATACTTATAATTTCACTTAATTGTACTTTCGTAACTCCTGTCATAATCAAATCATTTACATCTTTCAGTTGAATGTCGTTTGGCCAAATAAAAATATTGTAACCTTGTTCTATTATTTTTTCCATACGACTTACTATTTCTTTATTTCTCGGTTCGTTATCAAATATATATGTAACTTTACTAGGGTCAATCTTACTATCTAAAGTTAAGTCTGCCCCACCAGCCGCAATACAATTATCTAAAAACAAACTATCAATTGGACCTTCAACCACAAATATATGTTGTGTATAATTTACTCTTTCTAGTCCAAATATCTTTTGTTTGTTTTCGTCTAACTTGATTGTTACATACTTTGGAGTTTCGTTTCCAAATGCACGGCCTTGGTATGCAAATACTTTACCTTGTTCATCATAAAAAGGTATGACTAATCTAGGGTGGTCGTATTTACTTGTATTATATTTTCGTGGTGCTATCTTATGTGCCCACGAATAAAACTTATTGCAGAGATACAACTTATCATAAAACTTTTCAGGTATAAGTCTTTTCTCTACAACTTTTCTTGCTGGGTGTTCTTTATCTAAATCAGCAATTTTAGTTAAATCACTTATGAAGTCATCTTTTATATCAGGTTTAAAATCATACTTAAACTCTGGTTTCGGTGTCGCTGGTGACGCCGTTTTATATCTTTCTAATAGATATTGTTCGTAAACTTTTGGGTCAATAAATTTTAGAAAGTTAGCAAGATTTTGTCCCATACCACAATTGTGGCATTTGAAGAACATATCATTTTTTACACGATAGAAATAACCTCTACTTTTCAGTTTAGATTTTTGACTATCGCCACAATGTGGACACCTGAAGTTGAAGAGGTAATCCCCTTTTTTCTTGAAGTGACCAAGTCTTGCTGATATTTCGTTGATAAATTTTAGGTCAATATAACTTGACATATTTGCACTCTTTTTTCATTTAGTACTCATCATATACTAAATGAGGTACTATGTCAAGCACCTATCCGAAAATAGTGATAACCCTTACTGGACCTTCATCAATTCTACGACAAGCGGAAAGTTTCTTGCCAAGATGAAGCCAATTACTATAGAACCACCAATAATCAACCATTTCCACTTTTCTAGTACATTTACTCTATCTCCAAGTGTATTTTTGATTGACTTGATTTCGTTCATTATTCTCTTTTCTGTAAGTTCTATATTTTCTTTTAATGCAGAATATCTTTTTTCTGTATCTTCTTGTCTATCTTTTAATTTAGAGAAGATGATTTCGTCTAGTTTTTCTGCTTGAGATAATTTCTCTTCGTGTACGGCAAGCATAGATTTAATGCTAGAAGATATACCTGTTAACTTCTCAATCGCTGTGTCTAGTCTTTTGTGTACCATAGTAGATTGCTGAAGTTCAGATTTTAAAACCTCTATACTTGTTCTATTGTCGGCGACTTCTTTTCCTAGTGAAGATATAGTCTTTCTAGTCTCGCCGTTACCGTTGCCGTTTCTTTCCATTTAATTGTCCTCTAGTTCGCTAAGGGATTTGAAGACTTTAATTTTAACTCTTGTATCTGTAATTTTAAAACTTCAATTTCTTTATTGTTTACTGCAATTCCTGTTTTGTTTTTATCCATATCAGATAAATCTACATCTACATTCATACCATCAACTTTAGTTGTTAAAGATGTTAGGTCAATCTGTAGTTGTTTAACTTGTTCTTGTAGTGGTGCGATATTCACGCCTTTTTGATTTTCTAAAGCAGTTAACTTTGTAGTAAGTTCACCATACTTTACAAAACCACCACCAATTGCAACTATGGCTGCTATCAGAGCGGCGATACTTGCTAGATTATTTTTTAATTTGTCCATTTGATTTTTCCTATAAGTTTTCTTTCAATTGTTGTATCTCTATCAACAATCTCTGTTTTTCACTATTTATTCTATTAAGTTCTCTCTTCTGTACAATCAGCGGGTCTTTATCGCTGTATTGTGCAAGAGTTACATTACCATATATTTGTTGTTGCTCAATATTTAGTTGATTAAAGAAATCAGGATTACCATCTTGAAGTGAAGTTGGTTGATAAAATTGTTTCTTTGCATATAAATTTAAATTAGGTGCTTCTGATTGAATACCTTTAAGTGTTACATATTGAATTGCCTTAACCTTATCATCAACCCTCTTCAATGTTAATTCAAGTTTTGCGATAATCTTTGCAACTTTTATACCTATGCTACTGACTTGTACATTTTCTGTAGTTCTAACCTTAACATCTGCTGTCTCTGTAGTGTCAGTCTCTCTTGCATCCACTCTTTCTTCATTATTCGTCTTCGTCTCCTCTCCTTCTGTTTCCGTATTTTCAGCCATTCTAGTTTCAGTTGGAGTTTCTTCTGATTGTGTTTCTGTCTCCATTGTGTTCGGACGGCCTGTCTCATTTTCTTCAATAGTCTCGGTGTCAGTAGGTTCGTTGTTTGAAGTTGTATTATTTGCATTTGGTTCCTCTGGTTGTGGTTCATCTGCCATAGAAGGTTCTGCCATTGCTGGTTCTTCTTCTACGGTATTTTCTTCCGTCATCGGTTCGTTTCTTACATTAGGTATCTCCTCTCTGATAGTTTCTGGTTCCTCCATTTCAGGTTCACGCATCCCAGGTGGTAGACTTGTAACCATAGTCTCTTCGGTCATTGTCTCCATTTCCATAGGTGGTTCTACCATATCAAAGTCTTCTTCTATCATTTCAGGTTCAGGCATTTCGGTCATCATATTAGGACTTCCAAAATCAATTTCAGCGCCTGTACTGCCAAACATTTCATCTTCTGGTATCTCAATCAGTTCTGGCATTTCAGTCATCATATCAGTTTCCATTGGCATTTCAATAGGAGGTAAATCATCCATTGGCATTTCCATAGGTGGCAGAGGTCTGTCAAAATTCATTTCCATAGTAAGTTCTTCTGCCATCTGACTTGATAGTTCGTTAAAAAATTCCTGTTCGCTAATATCTTGTACAACTAATTCTTGTTCAAAAGTGTCTCTTAAATCGTTTGTGTCTATAAAGTTATCAAAACTTTCTACTACAAATACTTCTAAAGGTATCTCATCAAAGCCACCAAATTCATTTGGTACTATAACCTCTAATTCTTCTATTGCTGTCATATCTACAATACCAAAATCCATAGTAGTAGGTAGATTAACTTCGTTACTAAATTCTGCTTGTTGGAAATCTTCAATTGCCGTTTCTACATCTTGGTCAATCTGTTCAAATAAATCTATACCTGTTGTATCGTCTTTTAAATCTAATGCGTTATTTAAATCTGTACCAGCACTTGTACAAGTACCTAATTGTTGACAACTTGTAGTTTGTCCTAGTGTAGTAATAGATAACTGAACATTGTCTACATCGGGACCACGGTGTAGATTGTCATTATTTGAACCATCACCTAGGTTAAATACTTCGGCTCTTATTGTAAAGTCTGTTTGTGAGTTTGGATTTTGAGTATAACTATCTGTATAATTTGTAAACTGACCACCATTGAAACTTCTATTAGGGTCGTGGTCATTTATTACTCTAGTTTGTGTAGTAACGGTACCATCAGCGGCTGTGATAGTTTGTTTCATTGTGAAGGTATTTTCAATATTATTCCAAAACCAGACATCGGCAGACATCGTTGAAACAAAACCTTCGTTAATTTGTGATTGTGTTAAGTGACCATCGCCAACTAGGGCGCTGTCTTGAAATACATTATCTTCATCGTGACCTTCAAACGCAAGTACACCACCTGTGCTATCTGCACCATTAGGATATGTAAATCCAAAGTTTCCGTGTGTGTGAATACCATCTGAACCAGTTGTTGACCAGTCAGTTGTGGTTGTAGTATTTCCTGTACCGAATGTTGAGTTGCTAAGAATGTTACCTGTTACGGTTGTACAGGTTCTATCCCCTAAACTATTGGTGACGCAAGTTGTATTTGCCTTACTACTATTTACTGAAAAAATTGTAAGGGTTAATATCGTCAGCAAAACGGTCCACTTTAAACCAGACATATGCCATAACTCCTAAATATATTAGTATAAATTCCATTACTTAACCTTTGGTGTTTCTGTTCCTGAAGTATCAAAGTTTGCAGAAGATTTTTTCTTTTTCTTTTTCTCATTCTTTTTCTTCTCTTTCTCTAACTGCTTCTCAACTTTCTTTGTGTAGTTCTCAATCTTCTCATTTTCTTTTTTGATTGCATTAAGAATAACGGTAGTTTCGTCAAGTTGCATTTGTAGAGATTTCTCTTCTGCTGTTTTGTCTTCGTCTTCTTTGTTTCTGTTTTGTATAAGAGCCAATCTTTCTGTATAGACATCAAAATCAGGTCTTAATTTATCGTATTTTTTCCACTCTTCTGCAGCCGCTACTCCAATTTTACCTTGGAAAGGACAAGGAGTACCAGATTGTTCCATTGCAAAGAATACTCTAGGGTCTTGACATAGGATTGATACGGCAGCAACCTTCATTCCTAAATCGTTTAAAACTTTGGATAGTTTAATTCTTTCACAATTTTCGTCTATCATATGTTTTCCGAAAGACATACCAATACCTGGATATTGTAATCCACCTGATATACCTACGGCACAAACATCCTGCGACATCGCACTCATAGAAGGTGCTGAGGCAGTATTCTGTTGGTCTTTTAGACTTGAAGTGTTGTTTGTAGAGTTGTTAGTTGTAGAGGTCGTGCTACTAGATGAACCAGATTGGTATGTAGTAGTGCTCTCTTGCGAGTACCCACCAGATATAGTGGTATTACTGCCAGAAGTATTTGTCTGTGCATTGGTAGTCGCCCCATTTGAAGTAGTATCAGCCCAAGAAGACCCTATGAAGAGTCCAATCATAACAACACATAACAAAATAGACTTTGATAATCTATCCATTGTGTGTTCCCTTTTTTATTTCTTAATTCTCATAGACATAGTGTTTGTCTATATGATTATTTATAAAAAGTAGGCTTTTGTTTTAAAAGAAAAATTTGACTTTTTTACTTGTCAGATTTTTGACTATCAGGTTCGTAATATTCTTTATATGCGTCAATTAGGTCGTTAGTCTGTTTCATATGATTTCTGATATGTGCGAAATTCTTTGCGATTAATTGAAAATCTTTATCTGTTAATCCAAATAAGACAGGGTCTATACCCTCTTCTTTGAGTTTTGCAAATACCTCGTCTGCGTTTTCAGAAGTGATGATAATCCATCTTAACTTCTCTAATTCAGGTGTAGTAGGTTTAGGTAGGTCTAACTCTTGTCTTTCTACCTCTGTTGTAAATATGTCAAGTTTCTTGACGCTAGAACAACCTGATAGAATGAATATGAGTAATATACTAATTATTATATGGTACATAATTCGGGTTCGCTATTGTTGGACATTCTCTGTTAATTTGAGACTTCTTCGTGGCTTTCTTTTCTTCTTCTGTCAATGGTGCTCCCATTGATATTTCTACGCAACGGAGAACATTATCACTACCACTATTGATTATCTTCTCTATTACCTTTGTCTTTTCTAATGCAACTTTACCAAAGTCTCTTCCACCTTTAGTAAATCTCTTATCTAAATCTGCTAAATCTTTTTGTAGATTATTAACTAAAGCGTTCATTTTCTTGTTCGCTTCAAGTATCTGACCAAAGTCTGCTTTCTGCTTTTCTATTACTTTCTTCTGACTTTCTACTGATTGCTCTAGTTTGATTTGATTGGCTTTAAGAATTGCGTTGTCTTTTTGTAACTTCATTACATATACACCAGCACCTGCGATACCAGCGACCAACACACCAACCATTATCATTTTTGCATATCCAAATATCATTACTTTATTTTCTCCATTATCATAAGTCTTGCCTGTCTAGGAGAGTAATTGTTAATACAAATATACTCTACTAATGTTTTTCTAAACATCCAAAGACTTACTTCTTCCAAAATTTTAACTTACCAGCGAGTTCGGCAAGGTCTTCAAATTTTTCATTGACATACCAACCTAATACAAACCCTATAATTAAACCTATTGTTAAAAACATTATTTTCTCCCTTTAAGTTTTACTATTTCCAGTTTTTGTTTTGCTAACTGGTCTTCTAATTTATTTATCTTTGCGACTAACATAGGAAACTTTTTAATAAGTTTTTCTTCCTGTGTTAGTATTTGTAAATCGTATCTCTTCGCAGCCCAATTATACCAGCCATCTACTTTCTTGTAAAACCAAATACCCATTTTAGTTTTCTTAAACCAAGCATTTGTAGATTGCCCTATGATAGCACCAGCGACTGACTTAACTAAAAAGAACCACATATTATTTCAATACCAATGGTGGTTTTTGTCCTCTTGGTGCAGAAGAATTGATTGCCCAACGGCCAAACATTCTTACAGCGTAAAAGGCAGACTTGATTTTCCAATTAGGAACTGAAGGTTCTGAATTTTCCATACCTTGTCTGAATATATTATCTGCTATACTTCTATATAGTTCTCGGTGTTTCTTTGTGGGTATTCTTCCGTCTTTAAAAGCACCGTTAATTTTTTCGTATAGTATATCGTGTATCACGGCTGCTCTTGCAACATCAAATGGTGCAATAAAAGCCCAACATATTCTTGGTACACTTGCAAGGTCAGTTATGTACCCAGCAGGTACCGTAATCTCACCTTTATTTTGTCCTTTATCTTTAACTTCAACTCCTGCAACTATCAACTTTGCAATTTCTTCATTATTCAAATCCTTTGACTTAAACTTCAGAGCCTTATTCAACACCCAATTTCTAGGTGGTAAGAATATAGCGTCTAATAAACCATTAAACATATTTACTCCTTATTTGTATTTGTCAGATTTTCGTTTTGTTCCATCTGACCTCTTTATTAATCCTTTTGCTTTTAGGTGGGTTATATCACCAAAACCTGCCTTACCTGCTTTGTATCTTTTCATTGCGTCTTCGGTATCAGGTGCGTCTTCTCTTGCAACAACTTTTAAGTTTGCTGTTTTCTTGTCTTGGTCTATACCGTGCCTAGGGTCTTTTTGTGAAACAAGTCCTACACTTCTCATAGTTCTATGTCTACCCTTTGGTGGTGTATCACCTAGTGAAGCGATAGGGTGCATTGCCCCATAACTACCTTGTCCAATACTACCAAGAGCACCACTACCATATTCTTTTAGTTTTGCTTTTTCTAGTATTGTTTTTTTGGGAGTTGTATCTACGAAAGTCGCTTCTGACTTTCCATATGTAAGTTCATCTACGATTACATCTAATCTATCTAATTGGTCTAATACACCATTTAGTATAGCATTATTACCTACATTATTTTCTTGAATTTTTGAAGATAACTTTTTCATTATTGTTCTTCTTAAAACATCTTCAGCGTCATCTTTTTTCTTTTTCTTATCTTGTACTGCGTCTGGTGGCATAGATACCCCACCTCCTGCGACAGCATTTGCTGGAGCGTCTTCTTTCATAGCGGCGAAATAACCAGTTGACTTACCAGTACCAGTTACTACTTTACCACCAATCTCTTTTGCTTTCTTTTCTGCGTCTGGTTTATTTGTAAATAGATGAAACTCTTTTGCCTTTTCATCTAAATCAAATATTGCTTCTGCTTCTTCTGGTACACAATTAGGTACTTGTTTGTTTCCTTTTTTCTTGAAACCAACCTGTTTGTAACCAGTCCAACACGCTTCCCATACATCTTTAAAGTTTTGCATATAATAAATCTCCTGGGACTAAAACTTCTAATCCACTTTCTGTGTGTAAATTGTATATGTCTAGCCCTAATATATTATTTATGGGTGAGGTTTCTTCCATACAGACGATTTCACTATCTTTTGAAATAAACTCATCACCATCATATAGGTCTTCTTTCAACATATATGTTCCTTCTTGTAATTTTCTTTGTACAAAGTATTCTTCGTTAACAAAGGTAGGATATTTAAACTCATCTATTGACTTTAAATATTTCATACAAGTCTCTTCTAATATTGCACTATGTCTATCTGCAAAATCTTTATCTTCTTTAACTAGTAATGCAAGTGCTGTAGCGAAACTACCAATACGACCACCAAGACCAACTTTACCTAGTATTCGTTTTAGGTTAAAAACAAATCTATGTAACATAGTGTACGATGATTTTTCTTTTGATGTTTTTAATAGTCTGTTTGGTTTTAAAACC